AAGACACCGTTTGTTGCAGTGAGGTTTGCACCTGCGATGGCAGCAACGAAGTCAGCAATGCTTTCCTTCTTTGTTGCGTTACTGCCGTCAGCATCGATGATTGCAAAACTATCGTTAGCAACACTGATTGTTGCAGCAGCTGCTTGGTTTAAATCAACAGATAAAACACCAGAAGTAGCAGTAAGACCAGTTCCCGCAGTGGCAGAGATGACATCAGCAATTGCCTCTTTCTTGGTAGAATTGTCATCTGCATCGATGATTGCAATGCTATCTGCACCAACTGCAACAGCTGCGGCAGTCAGTTCATTCAAGTCAAGAGACAAGACACCAGATGTTGGTTTTAATCCGTCACCCGCGGTAGCAGTTATCAGGTCAGCAATGCTTTCTTTCTTTGTTGCATCACTAGCATCTGCGTCCATAAAGACGAGACTATCAGCAGCAACATTGATGGCAGCAGCACCTACTTCATTCAAATCAACAGACAAGACACCAGAAGCAGCAGCAAGACCAGTTCCTGCGGTTGCGGCAATGAGGTCAGTGATACTCTCCTTTTTAGAGGAGTTATCGTCTGCATCAATAATTGCGATGCTATCTGCACCGACAGCAACAGTAGCTGCACTCAGTTCATTCAAGTCGAGTGCCAAGGACGTTGCAGCACCGAGATCAACCTCACCACCACCAGACAAACCATTGCCCGCTGTGACTGTGACTGAATCGTTTGTCAACTTACTGTTCGCAATAGAACCTGCCAACATTGCATTGGTAACACCGAGTGCCTTAACATTGAGTGTATCACCGGTTATCTGAATGGAACTATCATCAACCCCAACAGACAAGACTCCGGAACTGTGAGCAAGACCTGCACCTGCAACAGTAGCAGTAACCTTCTCAGCACCACTTGCGTCAATGACGGTAGTGTTGTTGATCTTAAAAGCATTTCCTGATGCCAAATTCATGTGATCAGTGACATCGAAACTGTCAACACCATCGTACAAAAATGAAGCAGAAACCTCACCACCGTCGGTGTCATCAGAACAGAACATAAGACCAGCACCACCGGCAGCAGCAATTTCTGCGTTGGAAGATCCTGTTGCAAGTAAGAATACTTTGTCCTGAATCTCCACAGCTGTGCTGTTAAACGTGGTTGTTGTTCCCTCTACGGTTAAATCACCAGTGACAGTTAAATTGTTACCAATTGTCACGTTATCTGGCAATGCGAATGTAATCGTATTATCACTGACAGTAGTCGTAATTTCATTCGCAGTACCTGCGAACTCAAGAGTGTCAGTACCAACAGTTACAGTATCGTCAGATCCACTATCTGCACCGACTGTTAGTGTCGCAGAAGAACCTGCTAGGACACCGTTTGTTGCAGTGAGGTTTGAACCTGCGATTGCAGCAACGAAGTCAGCAATGCTTTCTTTCTTTGTTGCATTACTGTCGTCTGCGTCAATGATTGCAAAACTGTCGTTAGCAACATTGATGGTAGCAGCAGCTGCCTCGCTTAAATCAACAGATAAAACACCAGATGCGACACCAAGACCGGTGCCTGCGGCAGCAGTGAATACGTCCGAAAGTGACTCTTTCTTTGGATTATTGCTGTCATCTGCGTCAATGATTGCAATGCTATCATTAGCAAGAGATACCGATGCGGCATTTAAACTATTCAAGTCTAAGTTTATTGTAGAACTTGCACCAAGTGCAGTTGCTCCACCGCCGCTCAAACCCGTTCCTGCTGCGAATGTCACAGAAGCATTTGCCAACATAGCATTGGTAACACCACTTGCTTTGACTCTAAGTGCATCACTGTTTATTTCGATGGATGAACCATCAACACCGACTGCGAGAACACCGGATGAAGCAGCAAGACCGTTTCCGGCAGCGGCAGTCATCAAGTCAGCAATTGCTTCCTTCTTCGTGACATTGCTATCGTTTGCATCAATGATCGCGATGCTATCGGCAGCAACATCTACAGTCGCGGCAGATGCTTCGTTCAAGTCAACAGACAAGACACCAGAAGCAGCACCAAGACCAGTACCTGCCATTGCAGTTACAACATCAGCAATTGCTTCCTTCTTCGGTGCGTTGCTATCATTAGCATCAACAATTGCGATACTATCATTTGCAACATCTACGGCGGCAGCTGCCAATTCATTTATATCCAAACTAAGTGCGGTGCCACCACCACCTGCAAGTCCGGCACCTGCTGCTGATGTAGCAATCTGTGTTACACCATTAGAATTTATTGTGACCTGACCAGACAAAGATTTGTTATCCCAACTGTTAGAACCATCATAGATCAAAACTTGACCAGAAGATGGTGTTGAAATTGCCGTGTCGGATGCGGCAGCGATTGTCGAAATCGTTGTATCTTCCAACTTCTCAATTGCCTTTTGGACTGTATCTGTAGATCCACCCCAAGCAGTATTGGTATCGTCATACCCCAACTTACCAGCCATTGCAGACGCGGTTAAACCAATCGTCCCCAATGTTCCATCAGTCGCAGATGCCGTTATGACATGGCCTATTGCAACATTCTTTAATTTTAACTTTGCGGTTTGATTGTCAAGGACTTCGAATACCGTCGTATTCGATCCTGTAATTACCGCTAAACCTCTAGGTTGTACCATTTTTTATCCCTCCGTTCGTTTAAGAACTTTTTAATTAATTAATTAATCTAAATTAAACCCTTTTGTATTATACAAATTTATCCGCATTCCACTGTCCGTCGCGGCAGAAGTACCATCGGTGCCCTCTGCCGAAATAAGTGCCACAATCTGCCGTAACTGTTGTCGAACCAACTGTTGCACCCGCAGTAAGACCTGCGGAATTCAAATAAATCATATATCCATTGTATTGTGTCGGGTTTCCTGCTAAAGTATTCAAGATAACCACGTCACTTTCAGTAGTGCCACTGTATCTTGGTATTTGCATTGAACCGTTTATCTTAACAACGTCTGCAACATTGTTAGTTCTTCGTCCTAGCTCGGCGCTGCCTGAAATCCCCAATTGGAATCCATTAACAGTATTACCGAAGACAACTTCTCCATCGTCCATAAAACTATGGACGGTACTGCTTCCCGAAACTACTTGTAAACCCCTTCTCATTTTTTATATCTCCTGTTTTTTAAAGAACTGTATCTGTTTTGATAGTAAACTCATCAACATAATAGGATGTGTCTAGTCTCTGTCCCGTACTCGAACTCAGTGCAACCCAATACCCATTGTGTGTGCCGTTGGGAACCCTGACTCTCTGTGTTTCATCGAGATTATCGTCCCACCAGTGCCTATAGTTTGCTGCATCGTTATAGACGTAATACGGTGAAGAACCTAATTCAGCATAAGATCCTCCGGGTTCACGAGCATAGCATCTAATCTTGTCGTAATTATGACCAGCCGGAATTACTTCCAACTTCAACTGATACCATTTGTCTCTCGCAATAGTTACACCTGACCAAGACAAGTCTTTGTCTCCAGAACTTTCGAGAGTTGTTCCATCCAACCACTCATCTGCGTTTCTCATGCTCAAACGTATTGCTGGTGTATCTCCCATGTCATTGCCGTCTTTGAACGTACCAAACTTTAGGGCATATCCCTTAATGTTGTCCATTTGATGCCCAAAGGGTGAAGTTGCCTTAGCAACTAGGGCAACCTGACTTCCTGCATGTCTTGCATCGTCGGTTTCTTCTGCACGAACCCACATAGTCATCTGCACTGCCTCTGTTGACTTCATCTTATAATATGCACCCCCATCTACAGAAGACTTGACAAATGCACCACCACCAACTTCGTTAAGTTTTACGGGCCCTACAACTCCAGATCCTGTGTTTTCCATTTTGTACCTTCGGCACCCGGTGCCTTGGCTCTCTCCGGATAGAGGATTTGATAACAAACTGTGAGCATATGCGAGTCCGATTTTTCCACCGTCGAATTGCGGCAGGTAAGTCGAAGAGGACATAACCATATCGAGTCGATCTGCCAAATACATTTCCATTTGCTGTCGTCTGACGTGTGAAAGAGAATCATCAAAACCAAAATATTCATGAACTCCATTGATGTAGTCGTCGGTCATATCGTTTGAATCAATATCACCACCACCTGCGGAGGGAGATGCACCAATCTTAACCCCCATGTAAGAGCTATCATTCTTCGGGGCAGTGTTGTCAGTAGCACTCTTCTTAACTTGTGCTTGCTGCTCTCCAGCAAGATACATGCTTGCAGTAACTTGTTCGGCAGGGTTAGTCTGGTTGTCGTATGTCATTGATAAAACGTGCCAACCTGTTGCCAAGTCTGTAGTGGTTCCCCTTGTTTCCACCGTATCGCTATTGTCCTTCTCTCTATAGAAGAATGTTGTCGTCCGGTAATCCGATCCTCCGTCATGAACCAGTCCGACGGCAAATGTGTCGTGTTCGCTGGAGTACAGTTGGTGAGGGTACGTTGCGGGGTAGGTGCAGAGAAGGGGGTAGGTTCTATCATCCTGATGGTGTGCTCCTTGTCCACCTTCATCTGCTTTGTAGGTCATTGTCATAAACGTCGAACGGCCGCCGGGGAAACACTTGGTGGTGGTGGAATCGGCACCATCTTGAGTAATATTCCCAGAAACCCAAGTTGAATATCCATCCATGTTTTCACCGTACCTGTCACCGCTGGTTGGTCCCAATCCGGAATAGTATGCTATAGTTCTATCTCCATGATACCTGGAGTCTCCCATCATGAAATTCTGGTCGTCTCCGTGGATTCGATGGTTTGAATTAGGAATGCCAGCATCAAATGAGCTAGAAAGCCTCCCAATCCTTTGGTATTCATTTGCCAGTGGATAGAGGTGTCGAGTTGAGATACGGTCACTTCCCTGATCCCAAGCTTTGCCGGTGTATGTGAATGATTTGGAATTTCCTGAAACATCCCATATTACCTCAATCGCACCACTTCGGTGGAATTCGAAACTTCCTGTTACTACTCTCTCATGTGTTTCCCAATAGTATCCACGAGTTGAAACGCATCCCGGATCGAACTTATACCAAAATGCCAACCGGGCATTGCCAGAAAGTGAAATATCAAGGGCCTTATCTTGTCCCGAAACAGTAATGCCATTGTAGGGGTCAGATCCCGAAATGGATCTGGGGTCGTGAGGTTGACCCACGAAAGTAAAATCTGATTTTGCCATTTTTAATAATCTCCTTTATTATTTAATTTCTATATTGTGTCTACCATACATGCAAATCCATCAACAAAATATTTGGTTGCGACTCTCTCACCATTGGTGGACTTCATCGCAACCCAGTATCCGTTATGTATCCCGTTTTGGGATCTAACCCTTGCGTCATAATCGGGATCATTACACCAGAATCTGTAATTTGCATCTTCTCTTAGAACATTCCAAGACGTGTTACTGCTCCCGTCTGCCAAAGCGTGCCAGGTTGTTCCGTCAGTACTTGCGTGGCAAGTGATCTGATCATATGCTAGTCCGGAGGGAGTTACTGTCAATCTTATTTTAAACCAGGCATCGGCAGCGAGAGACACCGATCCGTGAGATACCTCTATATCTCCGCAACTCTCTATTGTTGTTCCGTCTGTCCACTGATCTCCGTGACGCAAGCTTAACCGAAGCTTTAACGTATTATTTTCCTTTGTACCGTTAAGGAAGGTTCCAAACTTTAGGGCATATCCTTTGATATTATCCACCTTGTGTCCAAAGGGTGAAGATGCTTTCGCAACAAGGGCAAAGTGACTACCATCGTGACGGTTGTCAGTCAATCCCGTACACCTAACCCATGCCTCAAGTCTAATTGCTTTTGAACTCGGTGTTCTGTAGAAAGCACCACTATCGGCAGAAGATCTCAAAAACGCGCCTGCGGCAGTTTCGTAGTGAATCGTCGGAGATCCAGATGATGTAAGCATCTGCTCGTATGCTCTGCAATATTCTCCGTTGCCTGCCAACGCGTTTGACAGTCTTGTGTGTAAATATGCTTTTCCCTTTGGTCCACCAGTAAACTGAGATAAGTGGGATGCACCGGATTGCTCCAAATCTAGTCTGTCGCACAAATATCTCTCCATCTGTTGTCGTCTAATATCCGAAAGTGCATCGTCAAATACAAAAAACTCATGGACCGCATTATAATAATCTTGCATATTGGAGGTATCAAGTCTTCCCCCACCTTGGTTAGCAGTGCCACCAATCATGATGTTTGGTCTGTATGTCCTTGGACTTTGACGACCAGTGTCTTCGTCACTCGTTGCCCAAAAAGATTGTACCGACTGTTTTTCACCGTCAGAACCTGTGATGGACGTGATGCCAAGACTGTTCCTGTATGCATTAAGCGACCAGTTGTCTCTCTCCGTCTGATCCGCATCACCTTCTTTGGTGTCATTTTGGTTGTCATATGTCATTGATAGAACATGGAAAGTGTCTGGCCAATAATAGTCATACCTCTCAGTACCAAACCGCCAAATGCTGTCGTTGTCCTTAGCGTACCCAGTCATGGATCTTTTTGCTACCTCAAGTGGAGCCAGTGTTTTGTCTCCATCTATACCGTACCAGTCCTCTGGCCCGTGGACCAATCCCATTGAGAATGGTCCGGATTCACCGTAATCAACCCCATTGTTGCCCGATGTCGGGTATGTGACAGAGAGGGGAAAGGTGTAATCCGCTTCGTGATGAGCACCTGGTCCAACATTTCTCAACCTCATCGTAGTGAAGAGGGAGTACCCACCTTCAAGAGTTTTATTCGTGTCTGCGGCCATAGATCCTGATGCCCAGGTTTGTATGTTGGTGTCTCCACTGTTTTGCGTCGAACTTCCATTAATTGTCGAGTTAATCATTTGAACCCCTCTGTACGTACCATCGAGGTCGTTGGACCCCACCATGCAATTTTGAGAATCTCCAGTGATGATGTGGTTGGTATCATTATACACGTTAAGTCCGCTTCCGGTGAGGATTGGTCGGCAATCGTTAGTCCTGTAGAGGTTCCTCTGAATGGAGGAAAAACCGGGATCTTTAGAATTTCCCGAAATGTCCCTGAGCATCCACAGGGAACCGTTGTTGTTGTCAACAAGAGTTCCTGTTACAAAGTTTCCAACATCACAGTTGTACCATGCTGCAAGTCTTGCATTGCCAGCACCGTCTTGGGTTCTGTTGAATGCATTGTAGGGGTCAGATCCTGAAATGGATCTGGGGTCGTGGGGTTGACCCACGAATACGAATTTAGAAGCAGTCATTTAATTTTCCTCCGTTTATCACTTGTCATCATCGTTAAGATCTGTGTGAATTTCCAAATTATCTATATAATACTTAGTCGAGAGTCTATCTCCGGTACTAGAACTTAATGCAATATAGTATCCATTATATCTAGCATTGTAATCCGGCACCTTAAACGTGCCGGATGCTTTTGTGTCACTCTTTTTGAACCTAAAGTTGTTATCTAACGCATCAATTGTCTCTTCGTGCAGCAATGTCCAACTCTGGTCTTCTCTCAGTCTATAATATGCCTTTAGGGTATCATTGCCATCAGAGGTTTCAACGGTGGTGTAGTATCCAAAAACACCGTTTCTGTTTTCCTCGATAGACCATCCGTCACTTGAAGTCACCGCATTGTTGTATCCCATCTCATCGGTAATATTGACTCCGGACAATTGGGGTTCACCCATTTTCCAGAATCCAAGGCACTTCTCCATAGTGTTGCGTCCATCAGAACCTGATACGAGAAGGTGATCGTTGCCCATAGACCCGGTGTTATATAAGGTTCTGATCTTTCCTTCCGGCAATCGGCCTGACCATAGAGATACTTGTCCAATTTTACCATAGAAATTCTCCACATGGGCAGCTGTCCAGTCGGATGTCTTTCCATAGCTACATCCGTTTCCGATCATCGGGAAAGACTTTCCAGTTGGGTCATCTGCAAAGAAACTCCATCCGTCAGTAGATCCGTTGTTCACACCGTTAAGTGACGTTGACCCTACCCTTTCACCGTTTATGAAAAATTCACAAAAAGCATTGTCCTTGTTGGCATTTCCGACGAGGCCCGTAGTTACAGTCACTGCGACATGTTGCCACTCACCAGTTGATACCTGCGAATTTGATCGCATGGCATAGATGTCATCCTCTCCAGTCCCCTCATCCTTCTCATAATTTCCAGAAGTGTAAGCGAGGTATCCGTCATGTCGTATTCCAAAATGGGAAGTGGGGTAGTAGTTACCACCATTGTGATACCAATCCTTGCTAGACATTTGTACGATGGTGCTTGCAACATATGTGCTGCTACTTCCACCGGAATCACCAAACTGCGTTGGCATGACCCATGCAGAAATAGTAAAGCTACCTCTCTTAGCGTCGAAAGTGACAGGAGAAGAATACCAAGTGGTGTTGCCGTGGGACTTTTGGTTCGTTATAGCACCCCCTCTAGGTAGAGCATGGGCCTGGTTTCCGGACTCATCTAGGCAATTTCCTAATACCCTTGTTGAATTAACAATTTCTTCGCAGACAATATCATTATTTGTTGCTGAGTCTGGGTATGTCATTCCTGCAATTTTTGCATCTCCATATGGGGTTAGTGTCCAGTCGTGAAAGGATTCTCCATACTTGGAATAATCATCAAAGTTGGAAGTTAATCTATAATACGCAATCAGTGTTTCGTAGTCTATGCCCTTTACCTCGTTGATGCCTGCGGGAGTACCGCCATTGTACAATGTCGTAACATTTCCGGAGGTAATAACCTTATTCCAAAATGCAAATTCCTTGAATCGACCTGTGAAGCTTACATTGAGGTCATCGTTGTTCCCAATGCGGAGTCCCTTGTTTCTAATCGGATTCGGTGTATCGTTATTTCCAGCATCGGTGCCGCCACCGACGATGGTTCCGCTGCCCTCTGAAGATCCATCAACATAGAGTATTGGTGCCGTTACTTCGGAGTATTTTCCTCCGTAATTAAACGAAATAGCTATGTGATGCCATGAGTTGTTGGTCGGTGCCCAATTCCATGTCCATCTTGCGAAATTTGTATTAGAACCATCTGGTGTGTAGGCAACTTGAAATTCCAGTTTCTCATTAGTGACACTCCAATATAACATACACCCCTGATTTCCTATATCGAAAATGCGAGGTGCTGATTGTCCCAATCCAGACCAATTGGAATAAACCCAACCAGAAAAAGAGAATTGGCCAGGGTTAATTGCTTGGCCAGGTTTTAGAAGTTTGTTGTTCCACGGTCTGGACCTGCCATTGTGAAGCATGTCTCTTCCTTTTAGACAATCTCCGGAACCGTCAAAGTTGGTATAAGAACTTCCAGTATTGGGCACATCCAATGCCCAATAACCCTTTGGAGTGCTGCTATGTACCTGGAATGCGTTTCTGATATATCCCCTATTGTATGCTTGCTGTATTTGCGCGGAGGTCAACATCTCATTCCATATGCCCCAATGCAAGAATGATTGGCTTCGTGCGTTGTGATTGTTGTCTGTATCGATACCCAACTCCCAATTGAAGTTAGTGTTCGTGTAACTTAGGTTGCTACCAGGAGCAGAAGGTTTTGAATCCCAAGGGATGTGTCTCCCGTTGATATAGAGTTTTATTTCCTGATCTCCGGGATAATCGTCACCGGAGTCCCACTGTGCTGCTTTTCTCAAAACCAGTGCAACGTGGCACCAAGATTGCAAATCCTCTCGTGGAACTGAATCTCCTGCGGTATCAAAATTCTTCTGGGAACCGCCATACCCGATATTGAAGTGAAAATATTCTGAGCTTTTGTTGTAGTAGAGCCTCAATCTAGTTCCACCTGAGTCTTGTCCTCCTCCGAAAAGGCAGTTCCAATCTTCGGTAAAATTCTGCATTTGGACCCACCCCATGAAAGTTAAATCCCCGTTGTTCGTTGAGGTGTTGGTGTTCCACCAATTATAGTTTGTTCCCGATCCTAATTTCAGTTGACTATCACTATCATTGTACATATAGGTTGCAGCAGAGGTTGAACCTGTTAGGGCAGATTTAAAAATACATCTGCCAGACTGCACCGTTGGCATCGTCATACTGCCACTATTATAAACTGCGGCTGCTTCGTTGTCGTCCAAGATCTTATTCCATATAGCTGCATTTCTAAAACATCCGTCTTCCCAGATGCCGGACCCACTAATATTTCCTCCGAAAATCGCGCGGCCGCCGTAGGTTTGAGTTCCCGACCACGTAAGAGTATTGCTGTTTCGAGCCGTATCAGCTGCCGTCAATTTCTTTCCGTTTAAGTATAGGATTGGTGCCACGTTGTCAGCACCATCAAGGGCAGCTTTTCCAGTGACTAGCACATGATTCCAAGTGTTGTAGTCTATTTTGGAATTATCAAAATACATGTGGTTATTATTCCAAGTTTGATACTTATATCCGCACCAGATTCTATCATAAGACTTGTAGTATCCGATTGCCAGAGCATCGTTTGTTCCCATCTTGAAAATCGAAGGCCAATCTTCGGTGTTTCTAGCACCATTGTAGATCCAAGTCGAAACTGTAAATTCCCCATTTGCTCCACCGGAAGATGCTCTCAAATTTTCATTCCAATAAGAAGATGCGGTTAGTCGGATTCGGCCGGAAGAATCATAGTGGGTAATATTGCCAGAGAGCATTTCATTTCTCTCATATGTGTTTTTCATATACCTGTATCCGTTGTAAAAGTCGGCCGATCCTGTTCCCATGACCGTATTCCAGTATGCTGCTGTTCCAATTGAGGCAGATACAGTAGTGTTGTTGGCCAACACACTTACGTCTCTATAATTTGGCAAGGTTTCGCGTTTCACATATGATCCCGAAGTTATGACATCCATTCGCATCTGATACCAACTGGACTCTGACAAATTGACATCTGTAATTGTGAGATCTTGATCTCCGAATCCAGAAGAGCTGCCGTCATATTGTCTTCTGGCATCTCTGCTGGACAATCTAAACTTGAGGTGCGTATCTGATACTGTGTCGTCATCCACATCGACACCATCCTTGAGTGTGCCAAATTTCATGGCATACCCCTTAATGTTGTCCATCTTGTGTCCCCACGGTGATGTTGCGTGAGCAACGAGAGCAACTTGCCCTCCGCCATGCTTTGCACTACTTCCCGTGTCTTCGACTCTAACCCAAGCTCTAAGAGAAACTGATCCCGTTGCCTCTGTCAACAAACCGGATGCCGCGGTGTTTTTCCAAAAAGCTCCACCAGCTGTTTCGTGATGAATCTTTTGGTCATATCGAGTTGGTCGCGCTTGTGAGAATTTTCTTGAATATTGTGATGAATAACTGTTCAATGAAGAGGACGGTTGGGTATTTAAAGCTGAGTTTGGAAATGAGATTCCCGTACCTCCACCGTCAAATGTAGACATGGCATAAGTTGGTCCCATTGTGAGGTCGTATTTATCACAAAGATACCTCTCCATTTGTTGTCTTCTGGTGTCAGATAAGGCATCATCGAAAGCAAACATTTCACCAATTTCATTTTGACCCGAAGCATTTGTTTTTCCGCCACCCCAGTCATGATTGTATCCACCGAAAGATACCGTCTTCTTGTCTCCAAAATGGCCAGGACGATTTGCGTCTGTTACGTTGGTGAAATCCTCACCATAATTCCAGTTCCCGTTATGGTAAACGTCGATCTGGTAACTAGGGTCGTATACTGATGCGGTGGTGAAAACCAACGAAAGTGCGTGGTATCCGGAATCAAAGGAACCAAAATTACCAAGCTTATATACGTCGGTGCCGTCTTGTTTTTGATATCCAACCCAAGTTCCCTTTACGTCTGTCGATGCGTCTGCGTCGTGCCAAAGACCTAGTGAAAAAGTGCCATACTTGCCGTCGTTTCCGTCGGCATCACCGTTGTTTCCTGTGCCATAGGTGACAGTAAGTGGTCTTGTGTTGTTGGTTCCGTAAGAATTGTATTTCATTGTCGTGAAAATTGATGTTGGGCCCTTCAGTTGACTTGCAGAAGTTGAACCTGATATCCAGGGTGATACCTGCCACGATCCAGGATCCATATCTGTTCCTGCTACGGGATTGTTTTTTAGAAAAAGAGATTTTTCTGTTTCGTCAATGTTTCCACCTATTGTGTATTCTATACCACTTGAACCGATAGAAGAGTTGACAGCTGGTATAAGGTCGTCTGTTGCCCTAAGTGCTCTGGTGCCGGTGCTCCAGTCAAATTGAGAAGAATCAAAAATTGTATTAATAGTCTCATCTCCTGCTGAATTAGCTGTTCCCGTTACATACAGTCCTGGCTGGATGTTGTACCAACATGCTAGTCTTGCCGAACCGGATGCATTCCAGGGGTCAGACCCCGAAATTGATAAAGGATCGTGTGGGGTTCCCACTATAAAAACATCACTTTTAGCCACAATTAGTTTCTCCCGTAATCATAAAGTTTAAGCCCAATCATATGGATCTTCCGTGTGCGTACTCACTGTCCAGTCGTTAGAGAATGTACTCAAGTCAATATCAGAAAAGATCTTATTAAAACCAGTGGATGCTTCATAAGTTAATTGACCTGTTGTCTCTGCCGAAAAGGAGAATGACGAAATATCAACTGGCTCGTCGGGGAATCCCTCCGCAGCCGTGAAAGATAGCAACTCGGTGCTCACTGTCCAGTCGTTAGAAAATGTACTCAAGTCAATATCAGAAAAGATCTTATTGAATCCCGTGGATGCTTCATAAGTTAATTGATTTGTTGCCTCTGCCGAGAAAGTGAAGGATGATATGTCAACCGGCTCACCTATGAATCCCTCCGCAGACGTGAAGGACAATGACTCGGTGCTTACTGTCCAGTTGTTAGAAAATGAACTCAAGTCAACATCAGAAAAGATCTTATTGAATCCTGTGGATGCTTCGAAAGTCTCCGTATTGGTAGTCGAAGCTGAAAATGTTCTGCTCGAAACATCGGGTGACGATACGGTGCCGGGCCATCCCTGACCATGTTCGAAAGATAATGTGCTGGAAAACCTAGTGACCCAAAAATCGGTGACGTTGCTGACCTCGGCATGATCGTTGTGCAAATCTGCGAACCAGATTCCGTTTCTACAGAAGTAGAGACAGTCACCCCTAGAGAAGTATGAGACAGCTGTTGCATCGCCTGAAGTTATTCCAGAACCACTCATATAAAACATTCGACCGTTGTAGTCTCCGGCAGCTAATCCGCTACCGGCAAGAGTAGTCAACAGGGAAGAATCATCTGCTGATGTATAGTGTGGAACTCGGAAAAGTCCGGCCATGAATGAACCAGACGAGATGTGATTATCCTCTGGCCCGAGGGAGACAGACCCACTGACACTAAAGGCACCTGCATTAGATGCCCTATTGAACTCAACCTCTCCTGAGTCGAGCAATTGATGCACGACATTGCTGCCGGACATGACTTGTAATATTCTTACCTGGTTTGCCATTCACGAAGTTCCCCCTTTGAAAACGCACGATTTCACTTATAACTAGGGGCAACATACCTGTATTTACTTAACTATTTTGGGAAATTGGGATATGCTTTTTATATCCCTAAAAATAATTTCGAGATCGGATCTACCCGCAGTGATAGGTGCATCCAACGAAGGCTGCTTTGTAAGTTTGACCGTTGTGTTGTATCTCTTCACACTCGTAAGTAGTTGAGTTTAAATCGAAAAGACAATCTTGGGTGATTTTTGCTACTGTATAGTTGTGAAGAATGTCATCGTCCTGCTTCATTCCATATCCGGGAATTTCACAAGTGGTAATATAATCACCGTTCTCAATGTTGCCATTGATATTGGTGACGAGTACCTTCCCTTCTCCAAGAGCATTGTAGTTTATGGCGGGAAGATTCGGGTCTAAGTCTTTCAACTCATGCTCATTCATAAAGTCAGTAAACACACCAGCTACTTTAGGATCTTTTTGCTGCTGACTTAATCCAACCTGTATCCACGAACGGGATGGACCTCCTGAAGAAATGAGTTCTCCAGTTGAGGAAAGTATCATTCCTGGTTTCCAATCTCCGTATTGTTCTCCGGACTTTTGCTGAGAAACGTGGGCACCGGTAAATGTAGCATAAGTTACTTCACTGTGAATATACCCCAATAGACTATTGGAATCATAAAACTCAACAAACCTTTCGCTGGAATCAAAGTCGTTGTTGGAATCTTCCTGATCATGCCGGAGTCTTAATACCGTCCTTGTTCCAGCATCTGTTGTTTCTTCGCAACGGATTTGAGCAACGAGGGTTGAGTTACCGTCAACGCACAACGGTGCGACGGGGGTGGTGGTTCCAATACCCACATTACCCTCGGCAGTGATTCTCATTCTTTCTGCCTCGGTGCTGTCGCTTGTGGAGAAAGCAAGTGCATTATCTCCAGTATTGATAGATCCTGCCATAAGTCTAGTAAGACTACTGTTGACATGACCTATGGAAAAGTAGGGGCTGCCATCAGAGGTTCCTCCGGCATAGAGAAATCCCGTGTTCTCACCGGTGGTGGTGTTTACTAATGTAAGTTTTTCACTAGATATATGATCTGTCGTTCCAATTGCGACACTCTGATCGTTGATGTGTAGGGAATTTGCTGGAGCATCTCTATCTATTCTGAGAACATTTGTGTCGGTGGTGCTGTTGCTTCTCACCCCAATGTTCAACATGCCGTTGCCAAATCCAGAAGCAGCATCACCGTCATAATCCATGAACGCACCATATGTCATAACTTGGCTTCCGTCGGTGTCCTCTGCGAACTCTAATCTACCGGAGAAGTTACTAGCTGAAGAGTTGTCTGCTCCCAAACGGATAGAGACGGTGCCACCGTCGGCATCACCTTCGATAGAAAGATTTGCGTAGGGAGTTGAAGTGCCAATTCCTACTTTAGCATCATTGACAACCAGTGTATCATTAAAAGTTCCGTTGTCAGAAACACTACCAAGTGTTATCTTCTGATCTCCGGCATCCCATCCGATCCAACCTCTCTCATTACTGTCTTCTCCAAATCCAAAGAAAGCATCTGCTCCGGTTCCTGCTTCGAGAGTAACCCTGTTTATAGTGCTGGAATCTGATAAGTCGAAGTCTCCTCCGATAGCAAGAGCAACAGTGGGATCACTTTTATTAATACCAACTTTACCCGCATTGGTGATTCTGAACCTTTCCGTACTCTCATTAACAATGTGCAAATCATCGTCAGATCCGTCATTAGTTATTATCCAATCATTAGTTCCACTGCGAAGGTGAAGTCTGGAGTCTCCAGATGAATGATCTTGGTGTATTGTTATGTTTGCTGCTGATGTTGAACTATTCTTATAAACCTCTAGTTGTCCATAGGATACGGAAGTAGACAACCCTATCCCAAGAGAACCGGAGTTATCCAATATCATCTTCACTTCTTCGTCAACTTGATTACCTTCTTGAGTCGCAAAACACAAGTTTGAAGCTCCGGTGCTGCTGGCATATCCACCCGCAATGGTTGGATTGCCAGAAGAATTTATGCCCAAAGAAATATACTCCGTACTCTCATCTGCACCCCACACGACCATTGTGTTGAAGTTATCTCCACTCCCCTTTATTCTCGCGACTTCATTTCCGGTTACTCCAGAAGAGTTGACTTGGAATTTTCCAAATTGAACTGTGTCTGATGTTCCCACCGATTGTCCGATGGCAACATCGTTAGAATTTACGGTAACACCTGTTCCGGCACCGACTGCTAGGGCAGTTCCTCCACCACCAGTTAGTCCATTTCCCACGGTAGCAGTTGATATCTTTGCAGCAGTAACGGAATTTGCAAGAATCTTCGCACTTGATACAGCATTGTCGGCAATCTTTGCAGTGGTGACGTTTGAATCGACAATCTTTGCTGTCTCAACACAGTCAGATGCCAGTGATCCGGCAGGTATGCTCGTCAAAGCACTACCATCTCCACTGAACTTGGTTGCAGTAAGAAGACCAGTGCTGGAATTGAATGTTAGATTTGTTCCACTTTTTGGAGCAAGATCCCCAGTTGCAGCAGTTGTGAAGAGAACATTGCAAGAAGTATCCGAAGACTCGTCGGCAACTGTAACTGTTGTTGCAATTGCTGCGGTGCCAGTAGTATCTTGATTGCCTGATTGATTAACACCTGGAAGGTTAATGTTGGCAGAACCATCGAAACTTACACCTCCGATGGTTCTTGCCGACTCAAGAGCAGTAGCAGTTGCGGCAGTTCCAGTGGTATCTTGGTTTAGAGTTCCGACAACAAAGTCTAAATTATTATTTGTTGAGTCATAAGAGACATCAATGCCGGTTTCAGTACCATTAAGCATTGCTCCTACTGTATCTTCTATAAAAACTTGTAAAGTTGCACCGTCTACAGTGATCGCATCTGCCTCAAGAGTACCGTCGATGTCTGCATTGCCTTCGACATAAAGATTGCCATCACCGGGATCTGTTGAGGTTGTACCAACTCGGAGAGCATCTATTCTGGCATAGTCATTAACAAAAAGATCACCCTCGATGGTTGTATTGCCTTCGACATGCATGTGACCATTACCAGGGTCAGTTTCAGTTTGCCCGACTCTTAAAGAGTTTAGCAGAGCATAGTCAGTGACGTTCACAAAACCATAAAATATCGTATCTTGATTGGTCATCAACATCGTTTTGTTGTTAGTTCCTGCATATGCGCATATGGCATTGGTGTAGAGTTCGATTTTAGTTAGCGAGGAACGTTCTCTCACACTGTTTACATCCAAGAATCCATCTATTTCTACACCAGCATTTGTGATATTCACCACTTCATCAGATGCGTGGCCTGCATATAATTTTATCTCCTCGTCATCAAGAAGTATTTTTGTAGTTGTGGGACTATCCGAATTTCGTCTAATCTTGTCTACATAGAGGTCCGCGGAGGCAGAAATATTACCAACAAAATCAAAACCTAGTCCACTGTCTTTAATGGTAATTGTGCTAGTTCCGTCATTTCCTCCAATGAGGGGAGTGTGGAGAGAGGTGCCTGCTGTGATGGCCGAACCTGAAATATCTCCGTCAGAATGAAGAGCAAATGGGTGTCGGACAAACTCAATTTTATCAATAGCAAATTCACTCGCAGTGGCGCTGGCATGGGTTAGTCCGACAAAACGTACATAAAGAGTTTTGCCAGCATATCCAGATAAATCCACTTCTGCTCTCTTCCAATCTTCATCCTTGGCATCATGCTCGTCGGAAAGTGCCGATACTGAACTCGGTGAACCGTCGGCATCTTTGGTCATTGTGGCCTGGGTCCAAGAGGACGCGTCACCACTTAGATACACCCTTAGTGCGTTAGCATTCATTGTGTTATACTGAGTATATCCGTAATAGTAGAAAGACAACCTTCCAACGGCATCGAAACGACTAAAGCTCCTTTGCATAACGTAATATTTGTCATACCTGGGCCCAGCAGTTTCTGTGAATGCAAAATTGTTTCCAGAGTGAGCACTTTCTGGTCCTTTAGAATTTGATGTTATTGTCGTTTGTATACACCATTCAAATCCATTATCTACATTACTGCCATCCTTATTTCCTGTTCCGTTTGTCCATGTGCCGTCTGTAGCAGGGTTGCCAGGTGTCGAAGATACTGACAACCCCTCGAAGTCTTCTTTAAAAATTGTTGCAGATGCATTGTACGAGCTTGGGGGTGTCGTTACCGTGATTCGGTCAGTCGCACGAATGCTCCCGGAAACATCAAGGGTGCCAGAAACCTGAATTAAGTCATCAGAAGAGTTGCCGAGGGTTACTTTTCCATCTTCAGTGAATCTAAACCCCCAGCTGCCAGACCCTTCCTGTCTGTAACCAATTGCCTTCTTTGCCATTAGTCATTGATTCCCGAACCAGTCATATTAAGGACATCGGGGATAAGGGTCAATTCAGCCGCCAGTTGATAAGTTGTTGCAGAGGCAGATGATAGATATACTCTTGAGCATCGAACATCTAATTTGAGACGGCTGAGTGGATTGTTTGCACTTGCTCCGGCCGGTGGTATATCTATGAAATGCTTATTTGTTAAAACATTCCCGTTGGTGTCCGTGTCGAAGTGGACTCGCAAAGTATTGGAGGCGTGTGTGTTGCAAATTGTGACTGCCTTGGTTACGAAGGGAAACTCGATCTTGACCTCGTTCCCTGCTCCAATGCTTCCTCCAGCCAAGTATGGTCTGCCAGAAATCTGGTATGCACCTGCTTGCATAGGGCCTGGTTTGTAACTATATGAGTTTGACATAACTTTTCTCTCCGTCTTTAATTAGTTTTGTTCTTCTTCTTTTCATTCTTTTCATGCTCTCTTTTGAGTCTTTTTTTCATTTCCCGGTTTTTGTCCGAGGGTTTTTCATAATACCGTCGGTTTCTTATTTGTTCAATAATCTTGAATTTCTTAACCTTCTTGCAGAATCTTTTTATAAATCTTTCTGCTGATTCGCCGGGCTTTGGTTTCATTTTAATATTTGTTGTCATGATCCTGCCAATCTTTTCCAATTTGGATTGTAAATTTTCGATATATCAACTCCAGGATCTCTGGGATCTTTGCCACCGAGGGGGTTCGAGGCTTGCGATCCAGCAGATGCTTGCGGTGGTGCAGGAGTGGTTCCTTCGAAAATGTTTGTTCCCCCGATGCGCTTGGTCTTCATGGCTTCAATGACTTTATTCGTCTTTTTCTTGATCTCTTCATAGGAAGGTTTCTCGACACTCTCCTTAACAACGACCTGTTGTGATGGTTGGATTCCTTCTGTAATTTGCTGCACGACAGACTTCAGGAGTCCCTCCTCCAGCAACATCTCAGTGATGCATTCTTTTATAATAGGTTCTAAAACTTTCTTCAAATCAGATTTCTTCATTACCTGCTCCGTTATCTGCCAATGCTTTTACCTTTGTGGCCAAGATTTCCATCTTGTCGGGGTTGCCGAGGATGCTCAAGACCTTTTCGTATTCGCCTTGTTTGACACCTTCTGCGAGTTCACCCAACATACCGATGACATTTGTCTTTAGTTGTTCGGGAGAAACATTGTATAATCCTGGAACATTGATCATGTCTTGCTCTAAGAAAGAAATCTCTTCCATGATAATTTCCTTCAATTTGCCTTTAGTTATTTTCATTATCATTCCTCCATATAATGTCGTTTAAAATTCTGTTTATTTTATCTGCTTTCGTGAAGATGTTCGGCTCTCCACTTACAATTTTGCTCTCTCGCAGTCCCATGAAGGCACCGGTTGTGGATGGTTCAGAAACAAAGTCAAAGCAAATAAGTTGGAAGTCGTCCTGCACCATAGTAGATCCTCCCTCAGACTCCGTGACCGAACCAAGACCTCTTGAAGAAATTCCTAACTTGACGTTTGACTGAACAAGTGATTTCAAGATCTGACCGGATGGGGTATTGAGGATCTCTACCTTTCCCTTCACATCGTTGCCATCCCACCAAATGTCAGTGACGATGTGGGAAGCATTCTTTAAATTAATGACTGAATCATCTGGGTGATCGAGTTCACCGACTGCTCTTCTTTCTCTGACGAGTTTGCTGTATGTCTCTACTTCTCTTTCCAGTATTGGTCTGGGGTAGACTCTGCCGTTGCCATTCTTGGCATTTGCTCTTTGCATTACTCCAGAAAGAATTAGGGCATTGTTCTCCTTAATTCTTCTTTTCTCATCTTCGGTAAGCAGGTCTTCGCAGATTCCCCCCTCACATAACTCAAAAAATTCTCTTAGCAAATACTTCGACATCTCTTTTCCTCTCTGTCAGTTTGTTCCAACGGGCATTACCCGTTCGAGTCAGCATCCTTTACGGCATCTTCTCACTGGTTGTAGCATCCATTTTTTCATGCCTAATACCTCCATCACCCACAATTTGGATAAGAAAGTAACTTACCCCAGATGATACGCAACCCAAAAGGAGTGGCGTAGTTGGACCTCTATCAAACATAAATAGTGAAGTGTGGGGTGAAAATGCCCACAAAAGCACCCCAACCCAGAATCCAATACACATCGGACAACGAAAAAAATGGTACTTCGGCCTTAGTTTATCGAAAAGTGAACCATAAACTAAAATATTGGTCATCCCGTAAGAACAAAGGATGAAATAAATCATCTCCTCAAACACTATCTATAACCTGGTGTATACCTTCCGTGTGTATCTCTGGTGATGCTTCCCTTCTTCGTGCTGTGGGGGACTTCACCCAACTCTGTTGAGTCTTCCTCTTCCGGATTGAGCAACCTATCCTGCTCTTGTTGTCGGTAAGCTTTGTCGTATGCGAAATATGGACGTTCCTCTTCCATAAATTTAGATATTGTAAGGAGAACCAAATTATCAGCATCTGCTGTTTTGGATTCGGGAAACTTTCCCTCAATGGCCCCATAGACGTTGCCACCCTGTACTGTTTCAGGGAGTATCATCCCCTTCTTAACAAGAAAATCAAACATTCTATTTTGTGCGCCATAAACGATGTCACTCATCATTTCCTTCGGAAATGCAACAATCTTCTTTTTTTCGGGCATATAAACTATATCTATATCAATGTGGTCAAAGATCATGACATCTCCGCCCATAGACTTTCTCGCATTCAGTTTTATACTAATGTCCTCGACAACAGGGTCTGATTGTCCCTTGTTGTCAGGAAGATCCATTTTAATTTCTATCGTCATGATTCTCTATTTCCCTTACCAAATCCTGAAATTTTAAAACGTCCTTCAGCATTTCTTCGTTTATTGGTTTTTCTCCATGTGATTCCAAGATCGACAAAACCTTGCCGGCAGCTGTCTTCATTTGAGAATCGCACAAGGCATTGTCGGACATCAATCCTTCAATCTTTCTTTTGATCGTCCCGACCTCTTCATTCAAATATGTCTTCAACTCTAATCCATTGTCAGAAAAAGAAGAGATATACTTCATCAAGAGTGTTTTCTGATTCTCGGACAAAACTCCGGAATACTTTTCATTGAATTTTTCCAAAAACTTATTCATAACCAGTTCGTCAATTTGCTCCAACCTCTTCTCCCCTCTCTTGTCTTCGCAAATCATCTCTTCTATGACTATATTCTCCAACAGAACTCGATCTCGAATGGATGCGTCTGAACTAAACATTTGAGAAATTGTAGCAAGAGACTTAAAGGAGGGGACAAAAGTGCTAAAAACTCCTGTGTCAAGGTTTTTGTTTATCATTTTTATCAGAGCTGTTTGTTCTGAAAACAGTTTTGTTTTGTCCAGATTGTCATGTCTTCGTTTTGCCTCTAATATGATCTTTTCTGCAACGGACTTTTCTATCCCCCTGCACTCCAATATAGATCGATAAATTTCGTGCTCTTTAGCAATTTCGGTATCTTGAAAAAATTCCTTAATAATTTTCATTGCTCTTTGTTTTTTATCGGCATCCTTGTTAATTATCGATTCAGTTATAGTTAATGTAATTGCTTCATAGATGAAAGCTACATTTCTCTTTTTATTGTGCTTATTCCTCATCATCGTTGTCTCCAATCTTTTGTTTCTCCAAACCTTCTACAATTTGTTTTATTTGATTCCTGGAATTGAAGAGAATTTTCTCTTCGTCTTCTTGGTAATTAGTTGTTTCGTTCTCATAAATTCCATTATCAATCCCTGTATATAACGTAGAGATGTCTGTCAATCCTGGTAAAATGTTTCTCTTTGTGGAACTGGCAGTCTCTCTGCTGAATTTGGACTTCATGCTTTTTTGTCTGGCAGCATTTCTTTTCCCTATCTCACCCTTCTTGACACGGGTTTTTCCCTTCCATCCTTTTTTCGTATACTCTTGCCCCACTTTCACCTCTTCATCTTCCTCAAGTTCATCGGGGGCAGCAAGTAGAGTCTCCTCTTCTTCCGGCTCTTCTTCGGTATCACCCATGTCTCCTTCGAGATCGTCTCCGAGATCACCGCCCAGATCGTCACCGCCCATGCCACCTCCTAAGTCGTCACCACCCTCTTCGGGAGGTTCTTCGGCCGCGGTCAGGGCAGCAATAAGTTTCTTATCATAAAACATCTCTCTTTGCATACGGATAATTTCCTCGTCAGTTAATCCGAACAAGTGAGTGGCAATCCATCGATGACTAAAGAACCCCTCTGTTGCGGCCGAGGCAACGTCAAACTTTGTTCTCCAGTGTTCTAATTCCTGCAACTCAGCAATCTTAGATGGATTGTTGAGAGAAAGTTTAAAGGATACCAAATCATCGCCCCTGAAACCGAGAGTGTAAAGGTGAACAATGCCAATCTTCTCAATCTCAGATAAGACACTTCTCTGCAATCTCTGTATGGTTCTGGCAAAACGAACATCCTTTTGTGCGAGGGTCGTCTTTTCTTCGTCGCCACCCTCTCCGCGGGAGAGGTATGACTGAGGGATCTTGAGAGCGGAGAATAATTTGTCTCTCAAGTATTTTACATCGTCTATGTCTCCTGTAAATGTTCCTCCTGGTAGATTCTCTATTCGGGAAGAGGCATCTCCTCTGACTGGCAAAAAGTAATCTTCCTCTACAGATAGGGGGTTGTATCTAAGATCAACCCTTCCTGTATTGACATCAACTACTTGATTTCTCTTCATAGAAGTCATTACTTTTTGCATATATTGTTCAACATCTTGGGGGGAGATGTTGCCAACATCAATGTAAAATACTCGTCGTTCCGGGGAACGAACGATTCGGTAAGCCATCATAGCATCTTCCAGTAAGGTAAGTTGCCTCCAGATCCTTCTTGCCGGCTCTAAAATAGAAGAACCGTAGGGAACATATTTGTCATTTCCGAGGACGCGGAAGTGGGCAACTTGCCAGTTCTCGAAGGTGATACCACCTGAGTTCCACTGGAATTGTATATAATTCGGGTTTGTTGGATCTTCTCCCTCTAGTCTCTCCACTTCTTGTGGTGGCAGTCCAACCACGTTAGTGACCCCCAGAGTTTCGTCGATATCCATATAGAGAAAATAGTCTCCATATTTACACATCGAACGGCACCAACCGTATAAATTAAATTCTATGTTTAAAACATTGTGATAAAGATTCTGAAGGATTGTTCTGATCTCTTCGTTTTTGCAATTTATTTTGAGCATCTCTTGTAGAACTGTTGATGTCGTCATCTCGTCGGCATAAATATCCATTGCCGAGGCAATCTCAGGAACATACTCCATTTGATCAAAGTCCGTATACCTCTCTGATCTATTTCTATTCATCATGTTTTCTGAATAGAACCTATCCATCGGGTTGTATGTCGTCTTTTGGAAGTTTAGTCCCTGTGCTGATTTAAATTTATACTTGTCTAAATCTCTGCGGCGTTGACGCCGGTACATCTGGACTCTCCTGTTTTGGAGTGGTCCTGAAAGTAATCTCGTTAGGCTCCTAAAAAGTGGTGATTGATTGTTTCTTGGATTCTTTGTTTGATCTGCCATTTATTATCCCTTATATAACCATGAGTACTCTGATCTCTCTCTCAGAGCCCTCTCTCTTTCGGTTCCCCTGTCGTGGTCTAGTGTTCTAGTATACCCTGTTTGGCCAGGAATTTTAGTACTTATTTTAGTATTTGTCACAACCATTGCATCAAGACAAGCCTTGTTATATTCCTCCGCACGTTTGTTCGCAATCAGGGCAGTATCTCTGACCCAACAGGCAATTGCAAGAGACATAACGAGGTCGTCGTTGTATCCCCTCATTGCTTGGGGTTTACCATGAACCCAAACAAAAGTTCGGATTTCATCCAATACCCGATTGGAATATAGGATAAGTAGTTTGTTTCTGACGAATTCTTCCAATTTTGCAATAATCAGAGGTCTGGTTTTCATGGACGTGGTGAAGCCAGGGACAACATTTGTTCTATTTTCTGCCCCAACGGGGTCTACCGATTCGTGTGTAGTTTTGTGGGAATAATATAAATTTGGGTAATTCTTTTCTATTAATTTTTCCAAAATATTGAAACCAATATTGTTATTTTCAACAACTAGCAAACATTGACCATATTCGTTTGCCGTGGACGCAAGGAGATTTGCAAACATCTCTGAATTTGGTTTTCCCTTGTACTCTGCAACGACCTCCATCGTTTCCAACTTTATGACGTGAAACACCGAATAGTCTTTTCCATCTCCCCTTGCAACGTCGGCAACGAGAAGATACTTATTCTCCTGTTTATACTCTTCCCAAATCCATAGGTTGCGATCAAATGCTGTCCTGTGCTTTGGTTCAATAACGGCACCCATGATTCTTTCAATATCATCGGGATGAATAACTGTCTCCCCCGATGCGAGGAACGAACATTCCAGTTCTTGTGCTATTTCTCTGCGTGACATGTTTCTTGTTTCTTTTTCGAACCATGCTCGATCCCTATCGGGGTGGGTATCCCAGTTGAGAGTTGTGTGATGGAAATCGTTGACTTGGTTTTCTGAATCTATGAATGTCTTGTGAAACCAATTTCCCACACCGTTTGGTGTAGAGAGAGCAATGCACCTACCACCAGTTGATAAGGTTGGATACAGACCGGTCCAGAGATCGTCAAGTCCCTCAACGAAAGCAGCTTCATCGACGACGAGCAGGGATAGTGCTTCCGAACGGCCTGCATCACCGGAAGTGGAAGTTGCTTTAATTTGGGAACCATTCGATAATTCAAAGGAGGTTCTGTTATCCACAGAGATGGTCGAAGTCAACAACCATGTGGGCAGATTCTTAATAATCTGCTTTACTTTTTTAACGAGATTTGTGGCAGTTCCGAGTTTGGTTGCAATTACCAAAACATTCTTATCTTTGTGAAACATCATCAACCACGCAACATATGCAGCAGTGACGGTCGATATGCCCAACTGCCTTGCCTTCAGGATGACATTAAATCGATAATCATTAAAGTCTTTTAGGAGTTGGGTTTGAAAATCATATGTTTTGAACGGTATTTGCCCACGCATTGGATGGGTGATACGAGCATAGGTGTTTGTGAAATAGACTGGATCTTTGCCAGATTGGAGAATCTCGCTAACAATCTCTTTTTTTGTTAGCTGATAGCTCATGGATTGTTACTTGTCCCTTCTTCCTTTTCGGACATCGAGAACATGTTGTCTCAAATCCTTTAATAATTTTGACGCGTCCATTGCCTTTTTTCGCAACCTAGTTCCCGGTGCATCCATGCCTCGGTCAAACTTTTCACTGTCGGCAACTGCGACGGTCAATAAATCTAAAATCTCTCTCAACTTCTCTGTTGTCATCTCTAATCATTCTCCATTCGTTCGATCCACTTTTCCTCTCTGCCTTCAACATGTTGTACATAACATTTGAAGCAGCACCTAAACTTGTTCATGTAAAGGTCGTCTTTTGCACTAAAAGAATATTCCTCACAGGAAGGACAAGTCCTCTCTTCTCTCCTAGTAAGTAGTTTTTTCGAGATTAAAACACCCTCATGTTCCACTAGGTCGTCCTTAGAACGATTTTCCCTCTCTAACTTAGCAATTTTCTTGAGTTGTTCAATGTATTCTTTTTCTTTTTTTTCGTCCCAATTGCTTCTGGGGTTCTGAACTGTTTCGTCTCCATACTTTTCCGCGATTGCCATTTCGTATTGGCCTAGGTTTGTGCCGTCGTTTTTCACTTCTCTTACCTCGTAATTTGGACAGAAGCATAAAAAATGCCCACAGAAAGGAGAATCCCGGAAAGGGCACCACCAGCAAACCAAAAAGAAGAGTAGTCTTTACTTTCTTCTTCGACAATCTTGAGGAG